CCACCCCCGCTTACCGTAGCCGTGGCAACAGTAGACCAAGAACCTGATGGTGCTATTCTTCTTTGTAATGATATTGTTCCGTTAATATTTCCGGGACCCGAACATGATGATTGAGGAGTTTGTATATTTTGATCCAAAGCTTCAAATTCGAAGTTACATTGTAACGATATACCACCAGAGCCAACTTCAATGTTAGAAGATGTTGCAGTCAAAGAGTTTGTTGTAGAACCACCGGTGGCAGTGTTTGTGGCAGAAAAAGAATCTACAGTAGTACCACCAGTGGGAATACCGAACGTTTCTGTATCTATAGAAGCAGTTCCATCTCTCTTAACCCAAAATATGCCATTTGCATCATTAAGTGTATTACCATTACCCGCCCATATCAAATAATCAGGATGGTTGGCTAATATTCTAACATTAGTTAAAGTAGTATTTCCTACAATTACGCTACCTCTTGCTGTAATCTCGTTAAATTCAGCAGAACCCGTGTTTCTTTCTATCTTCCATCCTGTAGAACCTGCTACATAATTATCTGATTGAATGGTGTTACTAAACTTAGCACTTGTTATTGCAGCATTTTGGATATTAGCAGTTGCTATAGAAGCTTCTTGCATAGCGGCATTGTTAATAACTGCCGTACCTATGTTCGCTGAAGTTGTTATAATTTCATTAGCCCCTATCAAAGGAGAGGTAATACTTCCATCTTGAATTTCTGTTTCTGTTATTGTATTCGCTAATATGTTTCTTGGTGTAACAGAAGAAGAAGTTACCCAAACAGAAGTGTTTCCGGATGTATCAACAGCACGTATTCTATATTGATAAGTAACACCAACAACTACTTGATTATCAAAGAAGAAACTACTTGTTCCAGCTTGTGTATAGAACACGTTGTATGAACCTATTCCTACTCTTCTTTTTATCTCAAATTCTTTTAAATCAGAATCGCTGGGCCTGTTCCATGTAAGATAAACAGATTCGTATCCTGCTATTGCATTAAATGCAGTAACTGCCGAAGGTGCTCCGGTGTCTTGTGTTGTTGTATGACGTACTATGTTTGTCCATTCCCCGATAACAGAACCAATTCTAGCTCTAACCCTAACAGTATATTGTGTTGAAGGAAGGGCTTCCATAGAATATTGAACAATGTTACCAGTATCTGGTTGACTCACCGTAGGCAAAGAAACGTTATTAGTAGATGTTTCTACAATCCATAGATCGTATTGATTTGCTCCGGTAACTTTATTCCATTGTATGTTAAGACGTACCCTTTCCTGACCATTAGGAAGCTGCTCTAACGAAGAACTGACTACTAGACCAAGAACATTATCTGGATCAGGTTCAGGATCGGGTACAGACAGTTCAGGAAGGGTTGTTACTTGTCCAGTAACATAGTTCAATCCGAATTTAGAATAAGAATCGTAAGCCGCAATTGCGTAGGTGTAAGTAGTATCAGCTACACCCTCAATTTTGTGAATTGTTCCTCTATCATCTTTTTGAAGGTTGTTTATTTTAGGAACAATAGGATCAGTTCCCACTATATGGTGAATGAAAACACCCTCTGCATTTTCTTCTTCAAGGTAGGCATCGTGAGTTATTTTGTAATCTTCAAAAATGGGTACTGCTGTTACATTTGTCAATGCAGATGGTGGATCATTTGTAAATCCAGTTATTCCTGTACTTGTACTCAATTGGAAAGAGTTGTCCCTAGCAAAAACTGCAAATCTTGGGGTTCTTGGTTTACCATCGAAAGGTACGTTGTTCTGTTCAAAATAAAAACGTGCAATATCACCATCGTTAAAAGATACAAAGTTATCTTCTACTGTTAAAGTAGCTATAGTATCATCTGTGGTAATATCTATTACATTTACAATGTAATCACGTAGCTGATCAGATTCTGTTCCGGCGACTGGGTCCCACGTTAAGTTTAAAACAGTGCCTTGCCATTTGTCATCATCCATAGTAGAACCAGATGGATGGTCTACTCTAAAGTTTTGTGGTGCCAACAAACTAGAGTCTCCGGGCACTCCTACAATGAAAGAGGCTATTATAAACCCATCCAGAGGTGCAGATTGTGTACCAAAGACATTGTATGCGTATATAGAATAATCATACACACCTTCATCAACATCGTTTATGACAAATCTAGACTGAGAAAGGTTGTTAGACCAAAAATATTGATCACCGTTTCTTCTGTATTTTATTCTGTAATAGGCAAGACTTGGGTTTGTAACATCAGACCAGTCAATGGTTAAACGTAATTTGGTTTCACCATTAGCACCGGTATAAGATTCAAGAACAGAATTATCTCCGGTCGGAGCTTCAATATCATTTGAACCGAATGTTTGGAACGGAGAATCGTTGTCCAACTCAACTCCAGTTTCTACAGAAATGAACTTGTTTTCATTGTAATTTGCAGCAACAATCTCATATTCTCCAACACCATCTTCTTTGATAGAAATAATTTGGAAAGGTCTAGGAACAACTAGACCTGTTATAACGTATGGTGTGTTTACCAAAGTACTTAAGTCAACACCATTTTCAAGTGTCAATTGATTATCGGTAACACTTATAACGTTTCTTGTAACCTCGGTTCCGTCTGGGAGAATATACCTTACCACGTTGGAAGTAGAAAGGTCTTCAGAAGGATCAACGTTTACTACAAGAACGTTACCACTGGATTCTGCTGTAATAACTCCACCAACTATGGTATTAGCGAAAAAGTTGTCTGCAATCTCTATAACGTCACCAACTTCCAAGAATGCATTAGAGAAAGAAACTTTAAAGGTTGCAATTTCTGAGTTTTCCAAACCACTCAGTAGAATCCATCTTGCCAATCTTCTAGCTTGAGATTCTGTCGTAACTCCCACGGCGTTTACGCTTTTTTTGTTATATCCAAAAGCGTTAATTCTTGCTGAAGTTGTTTCTTCTATGATGGTTCTTGGTAAAAATTGCTCCTTACTATCATTAAAGGTAACTTCAACGGCAGTGGCCCTAGAAGACATTTCTGTTCCAGAGTATTCAAACTTACCGTCTATGACATTAGAATGAGTTAAAATAGCTTCTACTTCTTTTGGTCTATCTTGTACTATTTTTATCATGCCGTTAGAGTTTATTACCTGCGATCTAAAAGTAGAAGCAAGAGTCTGAATCATTTTAAAATTTTCTTCTTGAGTCATCAAAGAGGCATTAAATCTAAATCTGTTTTCAAATCCACCATCACCGTCAGGTACAATTTCAGTGTTATATTGCGATGCATCATAAAAACTGTAAATGTCAATGTCAGATATTTTTACAAACTCTCCCATTCCGTATCTTTCGTTAGTCAGAATGTCAAATAAAATCCAAGCAGGATCGTCACACCACTCTCTAGCAGCTTTAAACTGCCCGTCCCATGTCCCACTATAAGATGCGTTAGAAATAACGTTACCTTGTTCGTCAAGAACGGTAGGTGTATAGTTGCTAGGGACTAACACTTTAATACCTTTAACTATGTAACTTCTACGTGGAACTTGACCGCCCGTAGATTCTGAATCTAGTAATAGACCAACATGCGCTGCGTCATCATAAGTCATCTTAATATCTTGTAATTCTACTACAGATGAAAATATAATATCATTAGATAAAAAATCACTATTAGAAATATCATCAAGACGCAAAACCCTAAGTTCCCATGCAACACCGGGTTGTGGGGATTCTATCCTGTAACCTTCTTGGTATGGCGTACGTGTTACCCCTGTTATAGTTTTAGAAAAAACATCTTGGAAAGTTCCACCTACAACACGAGTCTGTATCTTAATAGGAATTTGTGCAGCAGATGTATCACCGGTCTCTTGGTCAACCTCAATAAGCTGTGGTATCGTGACAATAACTCTAGCTGCGTCAGCGGAAGAACTTATAGAACGGGTTACGCCTCCCGGAGGATTTGGTAATTCTTGATTTACTGCAAAACCGCTTTCTACGTCTGGGAATCCCGGAATGTAATTCTGTCCCGGTTCACCTAATCTTTCTTCGAATGTTATTGCAGAAAAGTTGTAGTCTCCTGACTGGCTCTGTACAGGTGTATTATCAAAATAAACACCTTTCAAACCACCCTGAACACCAACGATGGGGCCTTCTGATATAGCTTCTACAACGGCAACTGTAGCGTTGCTCCTAAGACTATTTGGAGCCTGACGAGGTGGACCAGAACGGCCACCTTTTCCTCCACCACCTGAACCTTCAATTGTATAGTTTTTTATTCTATTATGTTTACTCATTTTAATGAATCCTTAATATTGTTCATATATCGGGTTAGGACTGATAGGAGGAGCACTACCACCACCGGGACCACCGGGATCTGGGGGAGAATCGTATGTAGATAATTGCTCTATAGTTACCCCAGTACTTAAGACTACAGAACCAGTTCGACAGAAACCGTAACACAGAGGAACTGGATGACCCTGTTCTGTAGTATTAACGGCTCTACTAAACAAAAAACTAGGTGTTGAATCTGCTTGTTCTCTTATCTGCGGAGAGGAAGGAGGAAATAATCCACCTATCGTAAGACTTATTCCTGCTCCTATTAATGCACCACCAACAGCAGAACCAACTGCACCAGTCAAAGCTGCAGAACCGAACAAAAATGCTGCACCGCCTCCGGTAAAGACCGTCAAGGCAATTCCACCTGCAATTAGAGCTATGCCTCCTATAATCTGTCCAACCCTACCAGATCCTTCTACAGAAGGTATAAGGTGAACTTCATTAGAAGAACCCATATTCCAATCTAATGTTTGTTCCGTAAGAAAATGGTCACCGTCTTTTTGTTTTATCTTAACAAGCCATTCATTTTCTCTTATATGTCTTTTAATCTTATGACCATAATTGGAAATAAGACCAGAAACCAAAGTTCTAATATCGTTACCAGAAATTACAACTGTATCGTTTCCTCCGCACATTTGCTTTAGTTTGCCATAGAGATGTATTGTTCTTCTTTTATGTTGCATGGTTTTTAACTTCCTTGTGTCTTAAAAATTTTGTCATCGAGTTTCTCCATCTTGAAAAACTATATTCTTGGGATAGTCTTTTATCCATATGCTGTAATATCTTGTTGTCTCCGATATATACAGCACCATGGTTGTTTTCTGTCGAAGAAATGCTTATCAGTATCATGTCACCATACCTAAGTTCATCTTCGGAAACCTCAAAAAACCCTGCCGACTGGTAATATTTATCATATAAGTTAACTCCACCATCGTTCCACCACATGTATTCTCTTGGAACACTCATAAGTTCTATACCAAATTTCTGCCAATAGAAGGATTGTATTATGGTGTAACAATCATAAACTCCATGAATATAAGGTCTACCAATAAGTGGATGATCATTGTCAGGAAAAACAACAATATCGCTACAATTCTCACCATCACTACTTAATATACCAAATGGTATTTGTAATGAGTCTTGAGTTTGCATGTCTTTTAAACTTGGTGTTCTTGGGTCAACATTACTTCTGTATTTCAAAGAAAGTTGATTGGAAGTATGTGAATGTATCAAAATATCCGGAATATTTTGGTTAAATTTGATGGGGTCAATACGAAAATGTTCTACTGGATTTTCATGAATGTTTTCATAATATATTATATTTTGGTTCTTTATACCAAGAACAGCTTCTTCAGGATATTTCTTTAAGACGTAAGCACAAATATCTTCTTTTAATACATCTAAATTGTATTTCATCGTACCTTATGTTTATGTGTGTGTTGTAATAATATTTATGTAAATATTGATTTTTTAGTTAAAAGTTACGTAATCTAGACACACCCGGAGCATAAAGAGACCTTTCACCAAGATCTTCTCTAAGAATTTGTCTTCTGGGCAGACGCAAACCCGGTCTGTCCATTTTAGATGACAAAAGAAAAGTTATTATACTTTCGTTCATAAGTTGTTTCTGTATTATAACGTAACTTCTAGTAGGAAAGTGTTGGTTAGGATCAGCATCTACTTCTCCATCTAGAAAATTCTTATAAGTTCTCCATATAGTTACATTAGCACCCACCAAATCGTCATATTGTGCTACCTGTTGCATTAAAGTTTTATTCACATTGGATACCGTAAGATTTATTCTAGAAGGGGCACTGTTTTTTTCTTCTACAAACCCTTCTGCCAACACCGGGAATGGTTGATAAATTTTACCTCTCCAAGATGTTGGTTGTCTTATCGTAGAGGACAGATGAAATACTTGACTAGTGCCCAATGGGGTTAGATCAATTTCATAACCTTCAAAAATTTCACCAACATAAGTTTGTTTGGACTGTTCTTTTATATCAGACATTATGCATATACCTCTCTAATTCTAAAAGAAACAGTGTATCTGTTTCCAACATTGGATTCGTTTGGGGCAGAATCTATCACAAACGATCTGGCTGTAGATTCATTAGGCGGAGTCCATGTAAAAGCCTGTACATATCCTACAGTCTCTATGAAAGATATAACTGTGTTTCTATCTACAAGACTTATATTGTCATAAACTATAGACCATTCATCGGTCATATCATTAATACCCCAAACCGCTCTCTGTTCTGCCCCGTCTCTAAATCTGACAGTGATAGTGTTTTGGTTTATTGTTCTACTTGAGTTTTGTGATATTTTTTCTGGTAATGGTAGTGCGCTCATTTATTAAAATCCTCTATTTAAAGAATTACCTGATCTTGTTTCGTTGTATAGTGTTCTTTTTACCGTATTAGTAACTAAGCGATCAATCGCCTTGGCTGTTTCTTCACCTATAGCTTCCGGTTGATCGGAAGAAGCATTAACTGTAACATTAATGTTTGTCTGAGCCACTATAGAACCAGAACCACCACCAACACTTTTCACACCTAAGTCCCCGTTTGGTGTCCTTGTGAGAGGAAGAATTGCTTCGGGTCCTGCTTCGCCCATGACACCAATCTTATTGTTAGACATTCCAAAGGCCGTGGTAGCGTTTACCACACCACCCTTGGCAAAGAATTGAGTACCGTCATTCCACGCACCACCCTTGGCTTGTCCACCACCAAAAAGGTTAGCGAAAAAAGATGCTATAGCGTTTCCAGCACCCTGTGATCCTGAAGATTGTGGATTCAATAGACTTTGTACAACAGAATCTATTCCTGATCGAAGAAGAATTTCAACAACATTAGCTGCAAACTGTTTAAAGTTAAGTTCTCCTGTACGAAGACCTTCTGCTATTTGATCACCAAGTTCTTGGCCCAATCCAGTAATAAGATTTTCTCTAATATCCCTTAACGCTTCAGCCCTTCTTAGAGTCTCTCTGTTGGTGTTTTCTTGCTCTCTCCTGACGTTTACCATTTCTTCGGCTTCTTGTTTTGTAAGTTCTATACCAATAGATTTACTTTCGTTTATTAATCGTTGAATTTCTCTCTCATTTTCTAAGAAAGAATTTAATTCTTCTTGAGAACGTATTCTACCAGAAGATATTTGTTCGAAGGCCGTTTTCTGTAAATCAATCTCTGTGTTTATTCGTGCGAAAAACTCTTCCTGTCTACTCAGTTCTTCTACATACTTCTTTATATTTTCATATGCTTGATCGTTAAGTTCTACAGATCTTTCTAGAGCCTTGTTGTTAGAAATTGTTCTCGCTTCTTGCTCTATCCTAGTATCTGTAATGTTTTGACTAACAGTAAGAAATTCTATTTCGTTGGCTGTCTTTTGGTCTGAAATTGTTAAAAGCTCTTGTTCTATAGCAGCCTGTCTCTCACTAAGTTGGGAAATTTCTTTTCTTCCCTCAATTTGGGCATTTATATTAGATATACCCATATTTCCCGGAATTTCTGCTATCTCGCTTCTTCTGGCCTCCTGCTCTTCCAACTCGTTTAATAGTGCCCTCTCTCTGTCTAATATCACAATTCTTTCAGCAGCAAGTTGTAACTGTTTTTCAGATACTTGTTCACCTCTAGACTGTGCCTCTACAAGATCGTTATACGCTCTTGTTGCACTATCTATTTCTCTTTCTACAAGTTCTATACCAGAAACAGAAGAAATTCTTTCTATGGCGGAAACAATCTTTTCAAATGTTGCAACTAGAGCTGGACCAAACGACAAAGCAAGTTGTCTACGAACAGCGGCCCAGCCTGCTGTAATCTCGTTTGTGAGTTGATCTAAACGCCTTGCCCTTTCAACATCATCTTCTCCAACTATAAATCCGCCTGCTCTAGCTTGTTTTAACTGTTCATTAACTTCAGCCAAAGAACCACCAAGTTTTAGTGCATTAATTTCAGACTCACCTATCAATTGTGTTATAGCTCTTGAACGTATAGACGTATCTTCAACATCGTTAATTGCGTTTACAATTTCTTGAAATGCCTGTGCTGGATCGAGTTGAGACAATCTTTCAACACTAATACCAAGCTTTTCAAATATTTCTGATCCTTCTCCTATCTGTTCTTGCTGTTTTATTATAACTGCTGTAAGATTTTCAAATTCAAAACCAACTAATTTTGAACGTGCTTCTAAATCTGCCAGTTTATCTACGGCAGCACCAGTAAAGTCAGAAAGATCGTTGATCTGCTGGATATTAGAAAACTCTTTCCTCACAGAATTTGCTGCGGCAAATGCCGCAGTACCAACAGCAGCCAATCCTATAGCTGCAGTTTTGGCTATTGCAAATACCTTAGACAAAGAATTTCCTGCACCGGCAGATGATCCTTCAGTTTTGTTAAACTCTGTGTTTGTCTTACTAAGCTCGTTTCTAGCTTCTTTAAGATCAGAAGAGTCAACCTTGTATTTGATTTTTGTAATAAATTCTGAAGCCATTATTAGTTCTCTTTATGTTGTTTGTAACACTTGTAGTAAGTCGCGTCCCATTCTAAAATCTGACGAACTTCCCATTTATTTATTTGATAGTTCATAAGCTCTTTGTAGCTTCTTATGTCTGTATGATTAATAGGATGTTCCAAAGACTTAGTATTACGTAATTCCCAAAACGCGTACCAAACGTTTTGCAATATAAATGGTGGGTTAGTCTCCAATTCGGAAAACTCTTTTCTCTTTTGATCTACGATCTTCTTGAAATTTTCATCAAGTTTATCATACATCGATTCTAATTTTTTAAAATGGTTGTAGACTGAGGTACTTCCCTCAGTCTTAGCAGCTTTTACCTGTAATTCTATTATTGAAATTAGTCTGTCTTTCCATTCAAAAAAAAAGCACTATCATCCTTCATTTTTTGATAAATGGCCATTTTTATCCAAGAATAGTTGGAATCCATCAACATTTCAACCAGTTTTTCTCTATTAAATGGTTCTCCAAACTCTTCTGACCAGTCCTCTACAACTGCCGCAATTTCTCTGGCTTCCCACTTAGTAGTGTTCTTCATAAAGTCTAACCATTCTTGGTCAGTCATAGATGTAAAATCTTTTACATTATCAGGACCAATCTCTTTTTCAATTTCTTTCTTAAACTGATCCGGAGCTTCACGTAGTTTTTGAGCATTTATAATTGTCAAACGGTCAACATAGGTCTGACTTGTAGGAGGGATGAGTGTTAATGTAGCACCAGTGTCACCTATAGTAGGATGTACTAGTTTCAAAATACAATTAGAAGGTTCTGTAAGATCAAAAAAATTCTTTTTGTTGTTCATGTGTGTTTTCCTTTTGTGTGTTTGTGTAAAGAAGAGAGCCTTACGGTCTGTAAGGCTCCCTAAGGGTTTTTATTAAGCAGATCGTGTGATCACCAATGTTGATTCTTCTGAGGCGTCATAGACGGCCCTGAAGGGTAGTGTGATTATTCTAGGACCACTTCCTTCGTCGATAGGCATATCTGCCCCAGTATAACGAACATTTGGCATGTCGAACTTGATAGTATTTCCATCTCCATCGTCTAGTTCAAAGTCTATACTAGTGCTGGTATCGTCCATGAACTTATTGTAAAGTGCGGCATCAGAGAATAGAACGCTCATCGTTCCAGTAACATCCACACGACCTTCAATAATGTCTGAAGGATCACAATCACCCCAAACGAACTGTGAAGAAAGATTGTTAGAGATAGTAAAATCAATTTCAGTTACAATACCTATCGCGGTTCCACCCTCATTGATCGTTCCTCCACAGTGGGTCATAGGCTGTCTTACAGCCTGTGCAGTGTATGGAGATGCCGATACAGAAGTTCCTGACATTTCCTGAGACATACCAAGAAAATCAAAAGAAATAGTGCTCAAACCATCGGCAGGACTTGTTACAGTCATACTGTTTGCTACGACACCTCTGTTGATCTTGTACTGAGTAATGTCGGATGCATTTTCTTCTACAGTCATAGAAACTAGAGTATCACCCAATTTCAATACATTAGTATCCCATTCGTTGAACATTACACTTTCCAAAAGAACATCGTAGTTGTTATGAGCTAAAGGACCAGACAAAGATCCATTTACGGTCTTATTTCCAGTCTTAACATACAATTTTTGACGAGTGTTTGCCTTTGAAGTGTCTTCTAGTTCACTTCTTTCAACTGAAAAGTTTGTACTAGAAAATCTCTGAGATTCTAGTGTAGGAGTAGCAGGGGTAGTTCCCAATACACTTTCTTTAATGATACCAATTCTGCTTAATGCGTTAGTAGCGTTTGCCATAATTATTTTTCCTTTATGTTATTATAAGTTCTTAATCTATTTATACGTTATTTGATACAAATACTATCAAATGTCGTCTACACCTACTGAATCAACAAAATAACGGTATCTACAAAGAACCGGACTAACTATCCAATCGTTTTCGTATGTACTAGAACCCATCCAAGCTCTGTCTATCTGAAGAGCGTTTGGATATTTTCTTTTACCATTAAATCTGTTAACAACAGTATTTATTATGTTAAAGTGTGTTTCTGTGTTGGCTGGTGTTATTACGTCTACTTGTACTAATCCGCTATGTTCTATCCAACTGTCAATACCCTGTGATATGTTAATTGATTCAGAAGGTAGTACTGTTATACGAACATAAGACTGCCTAGTAGTGGGTTTATACGATTCATAAGCCCTGACAACATCTTCAGTCAACACCAAAGACAATTCAGTATCGAATGTATCGTAAATTGTTTTAAAATCTGTAGTCATTATTTATTTCCTGTATTTTTTCAAATTTTTAATCACGTTGGAAACAACAGGGTCCATGTTGTCTAATACTCTACTGTAAAATCCCGTAGGTGGTACTTTTTGTGTTCCATCATTTACGGATTTTGCATAATCTTCTCCGATCACAACAAAAATGTCATCGTCCAACTCTATTCTATCAATCGTAGATTTGTTTTCGGATTTTGTAGACTGACCGCTGGGGTCTTCGTTATTTTGAACAACTTCTTCTTTGTTTATAGACACCTTAACAGAACCTTTTAATCTACCAGTATCTGCTGGTGCATTATCAATTATGTCTTCCGAACTTTTCTGAACAATACCACGATGCAGAGCTTCTAAATCCTTTTCATGTTCTTCTATCATTTCATCTATTGTAACAACCTTAACCATCTTTAAACTCCCACGAAAAGTTGGTAAACTATACTAGTATCCGTTGGACGTATAAGTTCAAAATCTATTATCTTGTATAAAGTTGAATCAAAAATAATATAGTCGTCCTTATTAATACCTATGTTCGAATCACAAAGTATAGTTGAATCTACATCCTCTACAATACTGGATGGAATAACGTCAACATTCAAGGCAATACGTATTGCCTTGACTTTTCCCCTAGACATTTGAATGTTATCAGAATCGTAAAATACAATTTCTCCATCTGTTCCATATTTTTCCAATAACTCTTCGGTTTTTAATTTCAATCTATTGTATATCACAATGAATTATCCTCTTGAAACAGAAAACTGTCTAGAAGGAAGTTTAATTAAAGGAGATATTATAACAGTAACTTCTTCTCGTGTTTTTGTAGTCGAAACTTCTTTATCGTAATATTCAACTGATTCTGAGATTGGTCCAATACTTACTGATTCTTTCTTGATATTTTCTTTATCAAAATCCGAACTAACCAGATCAATATCAGTTTTGGCATAACCTATAGCGGCACGTGCCGCAGCATCTTTAAGAGCTTTTGGAATAGTATTAGAAAGAACCAGTCTTCCTAATCCATCCATGAAAGAACCACGTGGGTATAAAAGAGACTGTTGAGCATCCAAAATATCTCCCCGCATTCTAGAACCATATAGTCTGTCAATAAGATTTGTAGCTCTAATTACATATTTGTTTTTGTTATCTTGACTCGCATCATTCCATTCTATAATACCTTCAAGTTCTTCAATGTAGTCTACATATGATGTTTCAATATAAGAGTTTGCATCCTCTACACCAGATCCATCTTCAAGTATTACTGTAATAGCCATAATATTTTCCTTATTTTAAAAATTGTAATAAACTTTGTAATAGTTATTTATTGTTAGCAATCATCTGATTCTGTATTATTTCTCTTTTTAGAAACTTTCTTTTTGAGAACTTTCTTCTTTCCCATATCTTTGTTTGGTCTTTCTTCTTCAGAATCAGGTGTGTTTTCTTTAAGATTTGCAAGAGCATTTGCATTTTCCCCCAAAAACTTTTTCTGTTTAACTAGTTTTTTCTTTCTCTTGGCCTTTTTAAGTTCGTTAGCATACAATGCTCGAAGTTTTATATCTTCAGTCTTTTGAATTAATGCTTCATAATATCCAGTCATATCGCTCATATTAATATCCTCTGTTGTGTGTTTGTAATAGTATTTATAGGAAATAAAAAACCCCCGGAAGGCCGAGGGTTTTTAAGGTTTGTCTAAGCTATCGCTTAAATCTGGTGGGTTAGGACACGAACACCGAAGTGATTCTCGTCTTCTGCTCCAAGACCCCAGTTGCCAGCAGTAGCCAACTCAGCGTTAGAAGCAGTGTCTCCAGCAGGAGAGCCGTCAAAAGCAGCACCAACAGGATGGATAACGAAACGGCTACGAGTAGCGAATCTGTTGTTACCAGTAACAATGTCACGATCCTGCTCAAACATACGTTCTGGACGGTTGTCCATGCCTTCTAGGAAAGATCCCGGACGTACAATCAATGAAGTGTAAACGTCAGGAGAACCTGCGGCAACAGGAAGAGTGCTTGAAACTATGATAGGCATACCTTGGAAGGTTTCAATCGGCTGCAAATCAGCAGAAGGAACCAAGGTTGTTAGTTCAGCGACCTGAATTGCTGCATAAGTCTTAGGATGAACAACCATGAATAGCTCATCATCCTGATACTCTCCAAATAGTGAACGTGCTTGTATGATTGCAGAAGCACTAATAGCAGCAGAAGAACCGTCTTCAATTACAGAACCAGCGTCTTCAGCATCAATACCACCAGCAGCACCTACAGCGGAGTTGACCAATGCACGGTCATATTCTCTAGCCCAGAATGAAGCAAGCTTCTGTGCCAATGCTCCAAAAGGATCAGAACCAGTCATGGTAGCAACTAGATCGTTGTAGCTGTAAAGCTTACCACGCTCAAGAATTGGAGCAACCTGCGCAGAAGTGGTCAATGCCGTTGGAGTTAGTCCAGCAGTGTCATTCAACACTTCAGCTTCTCCACCAAGACCGTTCCATGCAGGAACAGTTACAGTTCTACCATAGTTAGGAACAACAATGTCACTTTGAACTACAGCACCGCTCTGGTAAAAACGGCTTCTTTTACGAACGTCCGCCTGTACGTAATCACGAAACGTTTGCGGCTCAAATGTTAGATCAGTCAAATCAGTCATAATATTTCTCCTTTATTTTTGAATATTTTTTAATTGACTATGCTTTTATTTATAAAAGCTGTTATGTATTTTTTAATAATTAAAGTCGCTGACTAAAATTTTAGAACCGCAGGTTCTTACTTACGCTTGGCAGCACGTCTCATGGCTTCTGTCAGACTGTAGTTTGGATCGGTTGGATCAAGACTAAAATCTAACTTACCATTAGTCGGTCTGGTTCCAGAGCCAGAAGCTCCGGTTCCTTCAAAGCATCGAGAATAAATCTCATCAGCTTTAAGTTCTTTCACCAAGTCTTCAACAGTTGCCTCATTACCGTCAATAAAATAAGGCTTACCGTCCTTCGAAAGAACTTCAATTTGTACATCACCGTCATCGGTGACTGTGTCTTTCAATCTGTTCCTGATCACAGGCTTTAACAATTCCGAAACACCCTTGTGTTTTGCTACAGAATCCGTAATCAAAGATTCTATCTTTGATTCTCTGTACTTGTTAACAAAAGAGTTAAGCTTATCTCTTTCTTTTTGTACTTCAGCCTCCAAGGATTTACGAAGTTCTTCTACCTTTTCGTCTGAAGAATTATCTTTCTTAGCTCTCTCTAGTTCCTGTTTTAGATTTTCAACGCTTGATGCTTTAGATCTAAGATCTTCAACGTCAATTCCCTCAAACTTTTTAACAGACTCCTTTAGGGTCTTAAGCTCTCCTAGCAATTCATCACGCTTTGAAACCAAAGGCTGTTTGTATGACTCTAGTAGTGCTTTACCATCTTCAGTTTCTTCAAGAAACTTCTTTACTTCTTCTAAATTCATTGTTTTCTCCTATATGTGTATATTTGTTGTTCAGGCGCTGCCTGTATTACTATTTAGCGATTCTAAAAAAAAAAATTATTAGTTTATAGATTCATCGTTTTGTGGATTTGTCAACAACAATCTTCTTTCGGTAATTTCTTTTAGAGCCTGAGATGGTGTAAGTATTCCAGCTTTGACCATTGCTAATACGTTTTCTATTCCAGCATCTGGTGTAACAGTTAAGGTAGTGTCTATCGTAACTGTAGCATCAACTTCTTCAGCCATATATTGTCCTGCATACCAAAGTGCTCTTTCTAATGATGATGCAAGATCAATTGTTATAACTTTCAAAATACTATTCTTAGTATGTTCATCTAAAAGCCTACCTGTTGCTGTTTCATGAATAGCTTTAGGTGTTGTAAGTTCTAATCCTAGAAGAGACATAGACGCTTTCAATTCATTAATATTTTGCATATAAGTACTAATACCAGAACCGTTAAGCTCTAACCAAGAAACATCACCATCAGAATCAACATGGAAACCAGAGTTGGGCGAAATTACAATTTCGTTAGTACTTTCACCAGTTGTTGGATCTATCTGGTCTTTCATACCTTTTATTACTAACATTGGCATTGCACCATAATGCAAAGCAACATCAACATCAGATGTTTTCTGATAATGTTGAATGTTTAAGTATGCAAGATCAAGTAAAGTGGGTTCTCCCAAAAATGGAGATATTTTATTAGCATATACAGGAGTAATTGGTATCCTTTTCATGTTTCTTATGATGTTTTTATCATAAAGATACTCATTACCGTTCTTGTCTTCTCTCCATATTGTATAACTCACGTTACCGGACTCATCAAAAGAAAACTGTTTCACTTGATATTGTGAAACTGTAGTAAAACCATCATATTCTGAAACTTCTTCAAAAAACCTAAAGTTGATCAACTGTGCAAGACCGTCGATGTATCCAACACTTAGATCTAATACTTGTGTGGGTTTAATGTTTACGAAATAAGGATATGCACCAGCAAGTCTTTCGTCTGCTAGTGTAGAATTAGGTTCAATTACTGGAAAGTCTGTTAAAAGGTAAGTTATTCCGTATTTTATGGCATCGTTCAAAATATCCTTTGAAAAGGATTCCAAGCTTGTGCCCGATTGATCAGCATTGAATATTAAGGGTTCCAAAGAAGATGGAACACCATCAACTTGAATTGGTTTGGTAAAAGCTTTACCGACAGACTGCATTATTACACGCTTAAATACTGGTTCCATTACAGAACGATCTAATCTCATTTGATAATTTGCAGAAGTTTCTTTAGGTTCTTTTTGAAGATAAGTATTACCTTCTCTTCTCATGGCCTCTGTACCTTCCCATACATCATCTACAATAGTGTACTTATCGTGAAGATTTTCAAATGTCTTTGATGCTTTAAAATGTGGATTCATTTTTGTTTTATCCTTAAAGTGTTTTTTGTATTTATTATTAGAGTAGTCATCATATTTATTAACTTTTATATATTAATCAAAGAATGGCTTTTGTCTAATTCCTTTAGATCTAATTGGATATAACTGATAAACCGTATATGAAGATGAGTCAAAAGGATGATCCAGATTACTGTGTTTATCCATCTTTCCACTCTTGTCGTATGTCAATCCAAGTAAAGACTCGACCAAATACTTACATTGTGGGTTAACAAAATATCTTCTTGTTCCATCTGCTGCACATACCAAAGCATTGAATGAATTTATTCTGTCGTTCTGGGTAGGATTTGAATTATCACAAACGATTTTACCGACGGTTGAAAGTATCTGATGGTCTGTATTTTTAGACGAAGTTTTTCTGGCAGATCCCGTAGCGTCAGGATAAAAAATTATATTGCCCAGCCATTTTGAGTATTTGTTTTTTACAAGATTTGCCATTTTCTGCGTATTAGTGTTTGCTACATATAGCTCTTCGATAGCATGTAGTTCTTCAACACGACTTTTGAGTCTTCCATTTGGATAAAACTCTTGCTTGACATTTACCTGATGTATTACCATAGTATACGGATTTACGTTAAAATCCACTCCTATC